GTTAAGCGTGTGCGAGGTTATACATTTAGTTGTGAGTTTACGAACTCACCAAATTAATGGCGTTAAATCGCCTGCTATTTTCGATCGACGGAGATATGTAGGGCGTTACGACGCCCTTATATTTCGACTAGTCAGAGATTAGTAATTATTTGAACAACGAAATGTAGCAGTAATGTCAGAAACTGTATTAACGAAATTCTGGTGTCCTCGAGTTAGCACAACTCGGCCAGCTTTGCTGGTTTTTGTTGCTATATGATAGATGAATCTGCTGTGCAACAGATGATATCATATTGTTCCTCGGAACAGGTTGGCACCCAATGGGTATTTTCCCTTATCTGGAGACTTCATTTTCCTTATGAGGCATTTATCCACTTTTTCTTTAGTTATTAACTTTGTAATAACGTAAAATACTTAGAGCACTTTTGGACTTACAAGGTAATAAGAGACCCGAACCCAAGAGCGCGGGGAGGCATATACATTCCACGATCCCGAAAGGACGTGGGGATCAGTATTCCACAAGTTATTAACAATACTCGCCCGAGGCACACGATAGAGAGGTTACTATAGGAAGTAATTGTTTTGATAATTTATTGATATGAGAATTAATCAAACATCCTCGACCACTGCTGTGTATTAGCAAGCTTGAGTACGTTAGACTAAGAAACTGATTTTTGTCAAACGGATTGGCACTCCGGCCGACACCTTAGTTAGTGTTATCTAAGTTTATTGAAATGATTCAGTGAACACTTTAGAGAAAGAAAATTGTGTAGGGAAATCCACAATAAAAATTTTAAGATTCCTAGAACCCTGGATGGCTTCAGGCAGGAGCCAGACCCCTTGCATTCTATTGCCACGAATGCAAGGTATTGGGCAAGCCATGACATTTTTTACCGCGGAGGGAAACCGCTTTAAGGACTCTTTCATGGCATTGGTACTCGCCACGTACCGCACCCCATTCTTTTTGCTCGCATTCTTTTGCGAGCTGGCGAGAATTGGGAGGAGTTGCTGTATGATAACGTATTATTTCATGCGCAACTGTATTTTTTCAGGTCTTGATTATCTGACTTCCAGTTTTACACTACCCATCCTTGTGATGATGATGTTGCACTGGTATAATGATGATTGGGATTTTATTCGCGCATTTCTTTTCCGATATGACGTTCAAATTTTGTTTGTGTATATGTGGATGCTTTTTGTAGGCTATAGACACATGTGCATAGAGGAAATTTCTGCTATCGCGAGGGAAGCACGTAGGCTGCGCCGTATTCGCAAACGTGAAGCTAAACGAGAGTTGAAGCTTTCACGCAAGGGGAAGAAAGGTAGACATCGCCGTACGTATAAAACACAAGGTTTTGCTAGCCTGGCTAGAAACTTTGTCAAGCGCGAAGTCACGAGTGCTGTTATTGAAAATGAGGAATTTATTAAGAAGGAAATTGAAGCTTTACTTCTATTATTAGTTTCAGTTCAAGACAGTAAAACGTGGCGCGGCGTTCTAGCTGCTATTTTGTCTTTTGTGAAGTCCCATTTTGATACGTCACTAAGTTCCGTTGTTATCCAATGCATACAGGATATCTTTTCGATTGATAAGATGGATTGGTATAAGATACAAGGTGATAAAATACCGGAAAGTAGAGATGATGATAATGAAGAGACAGATGCTGAAGATGATGAGGCAGAAGGTGAAGAAGCTGAGTGGCTCCAAACCTTACGCCTTGTCAATAGCAATTGGAAATTGGCCGTAAACAATGAAGGTTTTGCAAAAATTTCGAAATTGCTGTCCCTTTTGATAGGGGCAGGTTTAGTTAGCGCATCTTCCATGAACGCTGATGTTGCTGGCCTACAACTATTTTCGGAGTTATCTGTTCCAAAGCATGTGAGTGCATTTGATCTAACTGATGCGGCACTCAATACTGTCACCTACTTCGTTGAAGGTGGTTATGAAAGCATGCGAACTGGTTCCATGAAACCTTTATTATATGGAGAGCATGAGATGCGAAAATTCGATGAAGATTATCTCAAATGTCGAAAATTTGCAGATTATGCACGACCCGGAAATCTTGCAATGTTATCTATTGATGAAAATGATTTGGACAAACTCTATGCTGATACCATTGATTTGGGAAAGCGATTGTACAGGACAGTTAAGAGTAGTCTAATAAAGAAACAATTGCAGGATCGGCTGACCAAACTACAGGATTTACAAAGCACATTCCAACAGTATCGTCAATCAGGAGGTATACGTGAGAAACCTTATTGTATTGGCATTTATGGTACATCCAGTGTTGGCAAGTCAACTATTGGCCCGTTGTTGATGGTTTCCAGTTTGGTCTACAATGGATTTCGCGCAGATGATGAATCGATGATTGTATTGAACGAGCACGACAAATACATGTCGAATTATAAATCATCGATTAATGGAGTATTTCTCGACGATGTTGGCAACACAAAGGCCGATTTTGTTGAAACAGCTCCCACTGTCCGCATTTTGGAGTTGGTTAATAATGTCAAAATGTACGCCAACATGGCTGAAGCTGAATTGAAAGGTAAAGTTTCGATACAACCAAAAGTTGTCGTATGCACCACCAATGTAAAGGATTTTTGTGCTCATACCTATTCAAATGAGCCCGTGTCCATTGCGAGGCGTGCTGATATTATTTTAACCGCAACCGTAAAACCACAGTTTGCTGAGAACAATATGTTGAGTACTCGCTTAGTGGAGGAATTTTACGGTAAAGATGATATTCCTGATGTACCCGACTTATGGCACTTCAAAGTTGAAAAGGCATATCCTATTCCCAGTAAAACGAGAGGAAAACCTGATGATATTGGTTGGAGAACATTAGTCTGGAATGGTGTTGAAATGAATGGTGTTGATATTTACACCGTAATGAAGTTCGTTAATGCCGATTCAAAAAGGCATTTTGGCGAGCAGAAGCGAATCGTTAAGAATAATAGTCATCTAGCTAAAAGGATGGCATTCTGCGAAGGGTGTAAATCTCACAAGTCAATTTGTATGTGTGGCGATATGGAACATGTTGTTACATATGTGGATACACCAAAACAGAAGACCGTTGTCCCTCTTCCAAAGAATTGGAAGCCTCCAAATGCTGCAGAGCTTGCCGAGGCACGTTTTGAAGAAGAATTGAGGAAGAAGCCACGACCATATGTAAATCATTCTGGAGAGTATGTGCGTAGAAAGGTATCGGATTTTGTTAATTCTTTTTCCAGTGATTACTCTTGGGATGATGTATTTAGCCGTTTGGAACAGTTTACCAACCCAGTTTTGCTAACTATCGCGAATTGGACTCCATCTCGATTTTTTGAGAATAGGGGTGTTCGCATTTTGTATGCTTATTGGTACGGTTATTTTCCTCGCTACGTGCAATATCTTGGATTGGTCTTGGCTATTTCTTTCACCATGTTAGTAGGGGCAATGCTTCCAAGACAGCTGCTTTCACTAGTTTACATCGTATTTGCTTTCTGTTGTGCTAGAGCTTATCTGTGGCTTGTTGAGTACAATTTACTAATTCGAACCACTCGTGATACGACTGTTGGTGAGCGTCTGCATCGCATTGAAATGTCTACCAAAATTAAGTATATTCTCGCGGGAAGTGCTTTATTGGCGACAGCCTACATGATGTGTCGTAGTTACAAATCGGCTAAAGGAGTTTTCGGCAACCAGGGTATGATGCATCCTACACAAAAAGAGATAGACGATCGTGATGCCAATGATCTTACCGACATAATTAAGGAGGAGATGAATTGGGCCAATTTGCATGTAACGAGTGTTCCTGTTTCACACAAGAGCAAGACGACAACACATAGCGATCTGAAGAAGATGGTGCGAAACAATTTAACATTCATGAGCACTACTATCAATGACACATTTTATGGAACAAATGCCTTTTTTGTTTGTTCTAATGTCATGCTCATTCCCCATCATTCTTGGGTAGCAGATGAGATGTTGTGTCAGTTTACTCGACATGATCGCGATTCAATTGGTGGGAATTTTCCGAGTTATGTTTCGCGAAAGCACTCTGTGGATATTCCAGGAATGGATGCATCCCTTGTGTGGGTTCCAAATGGTGGTTCTTGGAGGGACCTCCGTGACTTTTTCCCACAAACGATGCCAGTTGGAAAGAACAATCCCGCCGAATTTATTTGGAAGGATCATAGAGGAATTGTCAAAACATCGCCAACAGCAATTAAACATTGTCAAGCAAAGAATGGCCATATGAGTTATCCCGGAGGTTATTACACATTAAATTTCGATACCATTGTTGGAATGTGTATGTCGCCTTTAGTCAGTGAAACTAAATCACCATACTTTGCAGCCTTTCATTTGGGAGGAATAACTAATACTCCTAAAGGCTGCGGAGGCACTATTCTGCGACACCAAATCGATACTGCAATGGCACAACTTGCTGCCATTCCATCTGTTCTTCTTTCGGCAAGTGCAGGAACATTGGAAACAGAGAAGTACGGTATTCAGTATATGACATCTAGTGAAATTCATGAGAAATCTCCTTTGCGACGATTGCCTATTCTTGATGGCAAATGCCCTAATATTGAAGTTTTTGGAACATGTCTTGGACGAGTGACATACTATTCGGATGTTGTCACTTCATGCATTTCGAAACATGTTGAAACCGTTTGTGGTGTTGCCAATAAATGGGGTCCTCCAAAGTTCCGCAAGGGAGATCCCTGGCATGCTTCGTTGCAACATTCATGTCAACCATCTCATGGTATTGAAGGATCTTTACTCACTCGCGCATGTGATGATTATTTGAGACCATTTGAGAAAATGCTGAGAGATTATCATTCTTTGAGAAATAGTACGCGACCTTTGACACGTATGGAGGTAATCTGTGGAATTGATGGAAAGAAATTCGTAGATAAAATGCCTCCCAACACATCGGTAGGTTATCCTCTGTCAGGCCCAAAACGAGCTTATCTTACATATTTGGATCCAGAAATGTTTGAGGGGTTTAATTGCCCTGCAGAACTGGATGATATGTTTTGGAAAGAGTTCGAAAAAGCTGAGGAGATATATACTCAAGGAGAGAGATATTACCCGGCTTTTAAAGCCTGTTTAAAGGATGAACCAACCAAGTTGTCGAAGGATAAAGTGCGCGTTTTTCAAGCAGCACCAATTGTCTTGCAAATGATGACACGGAAGTATTTTCTACCAATCGCTAGAATCCTCTCACTATTCCCTGCATTATCAGAGTGTGCTGTAGGCATTAATTGTCAAGGACCTGATTGGGCTCATTTATCAGAACATATGCGTAAGTATGGCAAAGATCGTATATTAGCCGGAGATTATTCTAAGTACGATTTGCGTATGCCAGCTCAAGTAATGTTTGCCGCATTCCGCATTCTTATAGAGATTGCACGTATTTGCGGATACTCAGACAGGGATATCACAATTATGACTGGAATTGCAACCGATATATGTTATCCTGTTATGGCATATAATGGCGATTTGATACAACACATTGGGTCTAATCCTTCAGGACAAAACTTAACTGTGTATATCAATTCGGTTGTAAATTCCTTGCTCTTTCGTAGTGCATTTTACAATTTGCGAGGTGTAGAGAGCAAGATCAAATTTCGTGATATTTGTGCTTTGATGACCTATGGAGATGATGTTAAAGGTTCGGTGAAAACAGGTAACGATGATTTTAACCATTTGTATTGTGCTGAGTTCTTCGCTAAGCATGACATGGTTTTTACAATGCCTGATAAGGAGTCCGCCCCTACCCCATTTATGCGTGATGTGGACGCTGATTTTCTGAAAAGGAAAAATGTGTTCTGTGCACACACAGGTTGTATTATGGGGGCTTTGGATGAGGAGTCCATCTTTAAGAGTTTGCATTCGAACTTGAAGTCAAAGGCCAACACTAAGGAGAAATTGGCTGCTGATAACATTGATGGAGCTCTTCGTGAATGGTTCAATCATGGCGAAGGTATTTATGAGAAGCGTCGAGAACAAATGCGAGAAGTTGCTGAGCTAGCTGGAATTTCGCATATGTGTACCTTGCTTGATCAGACATATTTCGATAGGGTAGAGCATTGGAAGGATCGTTATATTCGAGGAGTTGTAGAGGACGAGTCCATTCCAGATGCGGATGACTACATCAGGCAAGCTGGTGAGATATTTCTTGATGGAGATGGTCCAACGAGGATGGTTCAAATTTTTGATGACATTGGCAATACAAGGACAGCAGAAAGATCCATGAATGAGGATACGTTGAAATGGATAGAATATCTCAATTTCGTGGATGATTGCATGGAGATAATCGAGTCAGTGATTGCGGCTAATAGTCCCGAGGAGAATGAGGAGCAATTACCTGCACTTGTTGCGCATAATGTATTGCGCGATCTTAGTGCTCTCACTGAGACTGAAAAACTTGATGATATGCGTCAATTATTGAATATCATTTTGAGGTGGCAAGAGGCAATGCCAATACGGTTTATGAATTCGCAGCATGTAGCTGTGATAACTGCTGTTTCATCGATGTGGTTGTTGCACACGATGCAAAGACAGTGGTCTATCAATTACATGCAGGCTATTTATCATCCGACTGTGGCAGTTGCCGCCTATTGTGGAGAGGAATTCTTTGTGCTCTCTCCCTACGATCACTGCAATGGAACTACTGGATTCTTTTGGTGGGAAACACCTTGGATAAAACTCCTTAGCGCTCCCGCCATTTTCTATTTTCATTATGCTTGGCAGAAGAGAATGGTTTCATTTAAAATTCCAACATGGTGTTGGTATCACTACATTTTAATTTGGCAGTTGATCAATTTTGGTGGAGCCTATTGGTTGTTCTGGGATTGGTTTTACCAGGCAGCCGCAGGGCAATATGTGATTTTGATGGTACGCCTTGTTTATCATCTAATCAAAGGTAGTGAAGAAGTCTTCTTTAAGGAGCTGTTCGGGCTAACATAAAAGCGTCCCTCTGAGTGGACCTATCCGCTCATGATTATAAAAATAGGTGTGTGTATATGGATACCATATTATGTGTATAGTCGTCAACCGTGAACTTAGAACATATATAAAGGCTTTGCACACATAGGCATGGGCCCCGTCCCATACCCCTATTTAGGGGAGAAGTTAGCCGCTTCGACAATCACCGTTGACTGCTGCGTTGGCTGATTCACCAGCGTAGTTTGTATTTAAATGAATTACTACTCGTTTTAATGTAAAAATAAATGAACAAAGTTTAGAACAAAAGCATGAAATCGTAACATTTGCAGACCAACAAGCTGACTATAATTATATTGTTGGTTCCGAATTGGACTCGACTTTCATGACAGCAGACACGACCGATGATCACTTAGAGAATTTCTTTTCTCGTCCTATAAAGACACAGTCCTATAGCTGGGGGACAGGTACTAATTTGTTTGAGACCTTTAACCCTTGGCAGGATTATTTTGAGAATCCTCGAGTGATTAATCGCATTACCAATTATAATTTGTTAAGGTGTAAATTACATGTGAAGTTTATGTTGAATGGTAATGGTTTCCATTACGGAAGAGCAATAGCGTCCTATATCCCGCTACATAATTTCGATGATTTTACAAAGGACAGAGCTTTCTTCCAGGAAGACGTTGTGGCTGCAAGCCAGAGACCCCATGTTTATCTTGACCCAACAAAGTCGCAAGGTGGCGAACTTACATTGCCATTTGTTTGGGAAGCTAATGCATTGAGCATCCCGGATCAAGATTGGAGGGATATGGGTGATATAATAATACATGGTATGCAAAATTTGAAGCATGCCAACGGGGCCACTGATTCTGTTACTGTGAGTGTATTTGTATGGGCATCTGATGTTACCCTAGCAGTACCAACAGCAAATGAACCAGGAGCTCTCACTCCACAAGCAGGTGAGTATGTAGCACAGGCAGGTTATGTGCCAGGAGATGTGGTTTCTAGAATTCCATGTCCGCAACTTGCGATGACTTCTAAATGTTGTAATAAAACGAAAGTCATACAAGTTAAGGATGATTCTGAAACTAAATACGAAGCACAAGCAGGTGATGAGTATGGGCAAGGAATGATTTCCAAACCCGCTAGTATTGTAGCACGTGCTGCTGGTGCGTTAGCGGATGCACCCGGGATAGGTGTTTACGCAAAGGCGACACAATTGGCGGCGAATGCCTTGTCGTCAATAGCTAAAACTTTTGGCTTTTCGCGACCGGCAGTTATTAATGATATTGTCCCATATCGTCCCACTTATATGGGCAATTTAGCTAATACTAATTTACCGGATTCTTGTACGAAGCTCACATTGGACGCAAAACAGGAACTAACTTGTGACACTCGGACTTTTGGTCTTGATGGCACGGATGAGATGACAATCAAATCTATTGCCATGAGAGAAAGTTATTTGACTCAATTTGGTTGGCAAGTCGCTGATAGCACAGAGACACTTCTATGGAATACTGAAGTGTCTCCTGTTATTTGGAGCGAATTGACTCCAGCAACAGTCAAGGAGTTTCACAAGCCCGCTTGTTGTTTTGCTGCTTTACCGTTTAAACATTGGCGAGGTACGATGAAATTTCGTTTTCAGGTTGTTGCTTCATCTTTTCATAAAGGAAGGTTGAAGATAGTATACGATCCATCTTATCCTTTATCCAATGAATATAACACAAATTACACGCACATTATTGATTTGGCAAAAGAGAGGGACTTTACCGTTGAAATCGGATGGGGTCAACAGTGGTCTTTCTTGCAACATAGGAATATGACTGCTAATGGTGGCCCCATCTATAATACTACAAAATTAGGAAGTGCGCCAGGTAAAACGGCGAATGGTATTCTTTCTGTATATGTAGTTAACGAACTCACTGTTCCAAATTCTACTGCCAATAATGACGTTAGTGTTAATGTGTTCGTATCAGCAGGAGAAGATTTTGAGGTTGCAAATCCATTTGATTTAGATATTCAGTCATTATCATGGTATACACCTCAATCTGGTGAATACATTCCACAATCGGGTGAAATGTCCCAACCGGATGCAGATCTTACTCCTGATGAGTCTGCTCCAATGAAACTCGAGCCCACGGAAACGATGGGACCCGAGCTCACATGCACTGATCATACACTTGATGTCTTTTTCGGTGATCCAGTAACTTCTTTTCGACAATGTTTGAAGCGTTACTGTTATCTGCATTCCTTAGCGCCTTCGGGCTCTTCGGGTTTTAACCGATGGGTATTAAGTAATTTTCCAATGTATAGAGGCTATGCCTCTGGAGCTAAACATCAAGCAGCAACACCTGTTGATCCCACTCCATATAATTTTGCAAAGATGACAATGTTGAATTATGTCACCCCTGCATTTACTTGTCGGAGGGGTGGTATTAGGTGGAAATATTTGTACACAGGAAGTGTCGTTCGCGGAGCCGATACAATCGGTTACATGGGTGTAGAACGAGATCCTTCCACAGTAAGTGTGTACAGTCAATCAACAATTGTCCCTTTGGGTACTGGAACAACAGTTTCTCAAAGGGTGGCAGCAGAACTTCCAACGGCTGGATCTGGATGGCCAGGCGCGCATGTTACGCCTATCCAGCAGAATGCCGCTTTGGAGGTTGAATTGCCATTTTATACAGAAGAACGTTTCGTTCCTGCCAAAAACGGGGACGTAACTGGAGGGGACACCAGAAATTTCTTTCATGATCTGACTTGCTACGTCGATGCAAATCCAACTGCTGACGTCACGTCAATTCGTGCTTATTGCAGTGTTGGTGAGGACTTTACATTAGGGTTCTTCACTGGTGCTCCGGTAGCATACTTGCAAAGCGATCCTGCTGCAAGTGCACTTTAAATCCACATGGTGACCGTGTGGTAGGTATGCAATTTTGCAATTGAGCAATCTAATGCTATTACCTTCGAGCTGAACGCTCTAGAAAACTATGACCTTGGTTTTCAACCCATGTAGGGCGTTCATCGCTCTGTATGGGAACAATTTTCCCAAGGTTACAAGTTTCTACAGTTGTACTACTCGAGAAATCGAGAGAGAAGAGTCTACAAGAGGTTTTAATATCTTTTATCCTAGCATATTCTCTTCTCAAGGTCACTAGCGCATGCAGCCGCTATTGCCTGCACTCGGCCGATTGACGTCGCCGC